CTTCGGATTGTCTCGGGCCTTTCGTCGGGCTCTATTTCAAGAGTATATTGTAGAACGATGCTGCGAACAATATATGACGCATTTAGCAGTTGTAGTGAGTTTGAACTTTCTAACTACGTAAAAGACAAAGATCATATTTTTAATTTTAATTAATAGTTTAAAATATACTAAAGAACGGAAAGTTTTTATTTTAGTGAAAAAATTGTTTTTATGAAACTAAACTTATTAACATTATACACAGTTACGTCTTATTCGTACTAAAGATTGGCAATATCAAGTCTATGAACGTAAGAAATAACACCTCAAACATTATATGATCACTCATAAAGATAGTTGACATCTTGTGGTGCTTGAACTAATCTGATTTGATTTATTTCGGATGATCAATCACATGTTAGGTTTGATCCCTAAATTTATGATATCTATTTATAATGGCCTGTGGTATGCAGCAGAACAGATACATGATAAGCCTTGTGAAACATCAAGTAAATGTGGAGTTTCGATCAAGTTACTAATTTATTATTAGCCTGTGTGATAAAAAATACATCACAGTAAAGATAAAGAGGAAACACTATTCGGGCATATTCGAGCAGCTTGGATTCGTTAGGATTCGATAGGGAGTAGGCGGTCGCTAAAAGATATTGATAATGTGTATAAAGCGTGAAGGTTATAAGTGAATTGAAAAAGGACTGAATTTTAACAATGTAATTATTCTATTGGTCACAGAATGATTATAAGATCGAAAGATAGGAATTGACATATTATAGTTTAAATTTATTAATTACCAAAAACATTATGAAAAATGAAGTGAATGGTCAGAACACAAAACAAAACAAATTTAATAATTAGGGCGTGATGCCTACAATGAGTGAAATTAATGAAATTAAGTACAGTACGAAAAATGTGGAAGACCAAGAAAATATTGTATCTGATGAAGATACAAAAATAAAAAATGAAATGAATCAAAATGAATTACTCTTATTACGATTACAATTAATTGAAAAAGAAAAAGAGTTATTACATTATAAAAATAAACTGAATAAGTATAAATTGAAAGAAGATATCTACTTAGAAGCTATTAATAATAAACGTGTTAGTAAAAATCCTTACACTGATACATTTATATTAAATAAACCTTCTGAAGAAAAAGATATTGAACTAATTCATAACGATGAATTAAAAGAATCAGTTATACGAAACGTTGGTAGAGCGGTTATTGCTGATCCGCATTATGATAAAGCATTATTGGATAGAGATGATGCACGTGACG